GGTCGGCCTTCTGGAATTCAGAGGACACGAGAAAGTTCCCCACGCCGGGGATAGCCGCCATGGCCCGCTGTTTCATGTCGGTCTGCACCGGCCCTGTAGCGGTCAGGATAGCGTCTGCCGCTCGCATACGATCCGCATACAATGCAGCGTTCGACTGATCGTTGTTCATGGAGGCGCCGGCCTTGGGGCTTCCGAGGCGATTGCCCAAAGTCCCGTCACGATTCAGCGTAAACACGCCCTCGGCCATCTCGATGGTGTTCGGCGCCCGGTCCTGCTGGCCCATCTTGGCAATCTCAAGCTGCAATTCCTGCTGGGCTGCGGAATTGCCCTGCGTTGCCGCGATCTGAAGACGAGCAAGGCGCTCCTGATTCGCCATGCTCTCCTGGCTCTGGCTGCGCTGGAAAGACTGGGTCGATTCGCGCTCCGCAGCGCGGTCACGGAGAGTGTTCTGCCGATCAATCTCGGCCTGCTGTTGAGCGCGGTCATGTTGCTGAGCCTTCATGGTCATGTCGAAGGCCATCGGCGCAGTTTCCTCATTTTGCGCCAGTCGCAGCGCGGCGGCATAAGCAGCCGGCTTTTTCGTCTCGACAGTCGCGGCGCCGGGGACCCCAAAAACGGGCTCCTGCACCGTGGTATCGCCGCCGCCCATGATTGACATTGCCTCGGCCAGCGCTTTGGCCTTCGCTGATTTCTTGGTGTCTTCCTGGTTTTGGACATCGCCAAGAACCGAAGCGCCAAGCCAGCCGGACGCCATGTTGGCGAGACCCTGCCACGGCGACTGAATCGGCGCCGACGAGCGGCCCTGATTGAGCAACGCCATTGCCATCTGGCGCCTGGCGGCGGCAGTGTCCTTCGGCTGAAGCGCAGTGAGGAAATCAAGGGCCATCGGATAATTCCTCCTTAACTGAGCGCGTAGGCCATCAGGCCAGTTCCGCCAAGCCCGAACAGCCCGCCCAATGTGGCGTTGTTCGATTGGGCTTGCTGGTTGTATTGGTTCTGCTGCCCGGCCTGCTGCATGCCATAGGCGCCCATCACATCAGTCGGCGCCACCTGGACCTGTCCGGGGTTCGGCGCGGACGGCGCCTGAATCTGGCTGGTATTGCCCATGAGCGAGTTCAGTTCCTGCAACGGCAGCCCGCGAAGGAAAGTCGCCTCCTGAATGGCGTTCTGGCGAGCGGCATTCTGGGCGTTCATCTGGTTCTGGCCTTCTCCGAACAACTGCGCACGTTGGCCGCTGGTCAGGCCGTACAGCCTGGACTGTTCCTGACCGCCGGCCGCAATGGAGTTGTTGAGAGCGGTCTGGTAGGCGTCATTCCGCGCCGTCTCCAGATCGGACACCGCACCCTGATAGGCTTCCGAGCCCATGGTGATGCCCTGGTTTGCAAGGCGGCTTTCAAGCGCCCGCTCCCGATCCTGCCACATGGGGTCAAGCCTGCTCGTCGCCTGCCCGTACATAGCGTCTTCGACCCGCTTGCGGTCGGCGCTGAAGTCCTGGGTCAGTGACGGCAATCCGCCGGTGTCCACTTGGCTCTGGTATTCCGGCATGCCGTCATAGCTGAACGGGGTGGACAGGTTTGCGCCGATTCTCCCGATTTGCTGCTGACCAAGGCCACCAAGCTGCGAAGTGATGGCCCGCCGCTGGTCAAGCGCGGCCTGATCCTGCGGATTCAGCACCGTCTCTTGGCGATACCGATCATTTCCGAGGTCGGAATAGGTCGTGGCCGAATACGGATTGTAGACATCCATTCGGTTGATGCGGCCGGTAACGCGGGCCGTATCGACGTTGGCCGCGCTCTGCGCCTGGGCAAGCTGCGTCGGGTTGATCGCGCTGGGCTGGCTCGGTTCGTCTTTCATGTCATCACCTCAATACATGCCGCCGGCACCAAAGCCGAAATTACCGCCGCCAAGCGACGAAGGTTGGAGGTCCATGGCAAACGGCCCTCCGAATGAATAGAGCGCGTTGGCATATGGCGCCTGTGCCGTAATCGCCGCGTTGGTCGCCGTATTGACGTCGGTTCCGCCAAGCCATGACGGAACCATTGCGCTGGCCCAATCTGACACTCCAAGATTTTGCCCCTGCACACCCATTCCTGCGAGAGTATCGTTTGCCCTGCTGACTTCCGCCGCAGTCCCCAGGCCACGACCGATCAAGCTGCCCCCCGGAACCGGAAGGAGCGATCCGACAGCCCCGCCAATCGCGCCCCATGGCGTATCCCCGCCAGAGGCGGGCATCACGTCCGGATTCGCGCCATAGCTCGGCTGATACATGCCGTTCGAGTTCGCCAGACCCATCGCCGCCGACGTGGTGAAGCCGGGCGCCGTGGTCGCGGTCGAAGGCTGATAAACCGGGTTAAACGGCGCTTCTTGCGACATGGCTTCGGGGCTGCCGGGGGCCGGTTGTTCGGTCAGGTCTAGCGGCTTGAATTCGCCGCCCTTGACGCCGCCCCACCATGACGGCTTGGCATAATCACCCTGCCCCGCGCCCCAAGTTGACCATTCCGCCCGAGCCTGGGAAAACGGATCATTGCTCTGTGCCGCCGGCTGGCCGAATGACCGCAGCGAAGCCGCCATGGTCGGCGCCTGATCGGCAGCGCTTGTTGCCGCCGGCTGCGCTATGGGCGAAGAGGCCGGGGCGGCAAGACCCTGCGGCGCTGCCGTCTGCTTCGGCATGAAATCAGCGGCAGCCTTATCCCAGGCGGCGACGTACTGATCATAATAGGCCGGCTTGGTGGCCTTGCCGGTGGCGTACTGAACCATCCAGTCGTAATTGATTGAACCGTCGAGGTTGCGATTGGGTAGAAGATTAGCCACGTCTGGCAGCGACGACTTAATCCGCTCTGCCATCTCGGCTTGGATCTTCGGCACGATGGCTTGGTTGTTGGCCGCGTGCTCTGCTCGCATCTGGCCGGGAATGTCCAGGCCTGTCGCCTGGGTCATCTGCCCCACGCTGGCACTGCTCGGAAGGCCGAAAGCCGCCGGCCCGAAACGCTCGGCCTTGCTGCCGGTCACAAGCCCCGCGCCCTCGCCGTAATCGGCGGTGTTAACCCACGGTACCGCGTCAGGCGTCAACGTCCCCGCCAGATACTGCTGATTGCGGGCGGCAATCTCGGTCAAAGGGCGGTTGGCGAGGATATCCGAGACGGCGAAGGTTGACCCGTCCGGCGCGGTGATCCATGTGCCGTCGTTCTGGAAACCGTTGCTGGCGCCCTGGCTTAGAGCGGCTTCCTCAACCTGCTTTGTCCAGGGCACGCCAGACCACTTCGCCACGGTGCTGGTGCCGTCGTCATAGGCGGAAGGGGCTTGCGTGAACAGCCTGCCCTGGGTCGGCAAGGGCGCAGCAGGGGCGAAGCTGTCGAAATCAGGCAGGGGCGCGCCATTAATGGTCTGATCGGCCAGGGCATACTGCCGCGCCAGATTTTGCGCGTCCGGCGACATCCTGCCCCAATTTGGGTAGAAACTGCTGATATTCTCAGTGTTCCACTCGGCCATCGATCCACCTGCATTCGTCGCGCAACATGCCGTAAATCACGGCATCGTCCGAAAGAAAGCCTCTTCGGGCACAGCCCTCTAGCTTAAATCCGGTGCCTTCGATCAGGTGACGCGCCCGGCGATTTCGCTTGGGGGTAATCGCGGTTACGCGATTCGCTTTCAGGTCGAGGAACGGGTAAGCAAAAATAGCACGCAAATTGCCTTTTGTCGCCCATTTTGGCGAGACAGCAGCAATGGACATTTGGACGCTTCTATAAGCCGGGCGGTATTCGTGATAGACCACGCCGGCAATCAAAACGTCGTCTATCGCCATCCCTAAAGCGACACAGGGGCCAAAGCCGTTGACAGCGTGCGGAATGTGAGATTGCACCCACTTCGCTACCGCCTCGTCATAGCCAATGACCAGAGTCAAAGAACGCCTCCTATCTCCATGAGATAGTCGGTTGACCGCAGCGACACCGACAGCGACGACGACGCAACCACGATCCGCAGCGCTCCGGCATAGCCGATGCCGGTCACAGACTGCCAGTCCTTCGAAATCGTCACTTCTCCCACCCACGCCGCCGCGTCCCAGGCCGACACGTCCCAGACCGCAGAGCCTGGGGTGGTGAAAGTCGGCGTGGTCGGGGGTGGCACCACGTCAAAGTCGATATTCATGCCCAGGGCGGCCTGGAACGGGCCGTTGGTGGCAAACACCGGACGGACCATCTTGAACAGCTTTTGCGCCCCCCTGGCGCCGAAATAGCTGAACGCCTGCAGCATGTCGGCTTCGATGTTGCTGCCGTTGTCATCGGTGCCTGTGTCTGCTTTGTAAACGGAGCCGTCGATACCGCCAAAATACGGTGCGTCCGAGTACAATCCCCAACAGGCCGCATCCATGCCGGTGAATTTGCAAGCCGCCCCGGTGATGGTGTTGAAGACGAATTGCACCGCGCCATCAATCACGTTGCTGGCATTGGCTGTCGGGCTGTTGAACAGCAGCCACTTTCCCCGAGGATAGCTGAACCCCTGCCAGCCGTAGAAACTGCCATAGTCCAGAACCGCGTCGTTCACCGCGCCGTTGATCTTGTCGGAGATGGCGATCTTGTCGGCGCCGACCCGATCAATGGGCAGCACCTTGGATAGCGGGACGAACCCGTCCTCGGTAATCAAGGTCGAATCCGAGCCGGTCTTGACGGCGAAATTCCGCCCGATGGGCTTGCCGATGCGGAAAACACCTACAAGCGACCACGTATCAGCCGCCACAGGGTCAATGCCTTGGTAGACGATGGCCTCGCCCTCGGACGTGACGAACACGGCCAGGTCATCCATACCGGCGCCGCCGTCACGGGTCCAACTGACCATATGGACAAGCGACCCGCCCAGCCGCGCCAGGGGGGAAAGGTCGAACTTAGTCGCCGTGCCGGCCACAGAATTGATGTCGAAATACCAAAACGCGAGGCTGTCAACCTCTCCGGCCCACAGCCGGCTTTGATGGCTCTGCACCCATACGATATTCGCCGCCGTAGGGCCGGTGATCGAAGGCGTTGCCCAGGTCGTGCCGTTGTAATGCCGGGGCGCGTCAACGCCGTTGCAGCACCACAGGAATTGCCCGCCGGGCGTGCCGAAATTGACATACTGAAACTTGGTGCTGCCCAGGCTTCCGACCGCAGCGGCGCCGACCGCGCCCGCGCTCGATACGTCGTAAATCCCGCCATTGCCACAGGCGAACATTTGCGAGCCGGTCAGGCCGTTATAGACCATCAGGGTTTCGACAGACGCGCCGATGCCGGTGGCGTATTCCTCGAATCCCTTCCGCAACTGCACATCGGCGGTGTTCGGGAACCAGTTTTCCAGAATTACCGCGTCAAGAGGGTCCATGTCGGCGAGCGCATCGCGGGCGTTCCAGCCTTTGATGGGGGGCGGCAGCGAGGCCGTCTTTGACCGAACGGCGCCCATTACGGCCAGTTACCTTCCGGCACGTTGGCCGCGCCGGTATAGAATCCGCGCCGAACCGTCTGCAACACGGGAGACCCCTCCTGCTGCACCGCCTTCTTGGCGACCTGGTCCCGATAATCCTTATATGCCGTTTCCCAGGTCGCCAGCCCCTTGGCCCGCAAGAAGCGATAGACCACGCCCAAGGTAATCAGGTCTTCCGGGATAACGGCGGTGTTCGCGTCCGCCGTCCATGATGCGCTGTCGCCCGTGCCGTCGCCGTTGGTGTCAACCCACAGGGTGCTGACATACTCGTAATAGATCGAATTCCCAGCCGGCGGCAGAGGATGAATCAGGATTTCACCGCCCCGCACCCGGAACCACCACTCGACCGTTGACGAGGCCGGGAACGCCAGCCGCTGCTGCCATTCCTGCGGCGTGATCGGCCCGTGCATCTTGCGTTGCAGGGTGCGATTGAACATCGAGCCGTTGATGAACCTATTCCAATCGCTTGGAATGCTGTTTGTCTGGGCATAGGCGGCGATGCTAGTGAAGGACGTTTCCTTGGTCAATTCCTGCCAGGGAATCGCCTTCGCCAGTTCGTCGCCTTCCTGCTGTGCAAACGTCAGCAGTTCCCGATAGCTCTGGTCTTGAGATGCAATGACGGCAGACGGGCGCGGCAGCCCGATCTTATCGCAAGCGTTCGAAACGATAGAAAGCAGCGTCATTGCGGTTCACTCCTTAGCGGCCCTTGCCGCCCTTCTTGCACGGCTTCATGCTGCGGCATCCTTCCTCGGGCGCCCGCGGCGCGGGGCGGATTCATCGTCCGACGACAGCAGCGCCGTCAGCGTCTCTACCTGTTCGGTCAGGTGGGCGATCTGATTGCGCATCGTCTCGTTTTCAGCGGCCAGAGCGGCAACCGGCTCCATGCCCTTCGCCTGTTCCAGATACGCCCGCGCCTGATCGCGGAGCGGGCGACCGCCCATGAACAGCGCGCCATCCTGGAGGCCGGCGAGCGATTCAATGGTGTGAATGCCCATCTCGCGAAGGGACGCCTGCCAGGACACATCCAGCGACTTCAGCTCAGACAGCGGAGTGCCGGTCATCACGTCGGCATTGCCCGCTTCCCAGGCGCCCAACTGCGTCCGGTAGCGGTCGCGCAGTTCATGGTTCACCTTGACTTCCGCCGGCACATCGTCGCCCTGCCACAGATGCCGTTCAATCACCAGAACAGCCACCTGATTTTTCATCCCCGGCGACGTGATATAGGCTTTCAGGTATTTGTCATGGATCGGGCGCCCGACGCGGGTTGACTGGAAATTGTTCTTTTCCGTCTCCCATTTGAATTGCACCAGAGAGAATTCCTTTCCCTCCTGAACCTTCATCATCGGCGAAACCAAGTTGCTCATGGAAAGGGTTTCCTTTCGGCTAGGCCGCTTTGCTGCGCTGGCACTCGCCAGCCTTTCGCATTGTGCGGCAGATATGGGGAATCAGCCCGTCACCGTGGGCGATTATATCAATCTTTCCGGAGAAAGTCTTCCGCATCAAGTCCGCGAAGTCTTGCGCCTGCTGTGCGAGGTATGGAACGACCTTGAACGCCTTGCCCGCGCAGACAACCTCGAATTCGGTCGCACGAATTCCGGTCAGGCTCTCGGCCGGGGCAGCGTAATGGCCACGGTCAATGGAAGAATCCATCCCGTAAATGTGCATTTTGCGGAAGCCCATCAGGTATCCGAGGTTGATGCAGCGAAGCCCGACGGTGCAGCCGCCCCCGATCATGCACCACGGCTTGTCCGGGAAAGTCTCCTGCATAAAGTCATGCTCTCCCCGCCCCATGTCGGCATGCCACAGGATCACGGGACAGCCCTCCAGGGCATCAAACACCGATGGGTGGACGATGGACGCCACCAGATACGAAACCCGCCTATCGGGCTGAATATAGCGCTCCATGCCCTCGCCGCCGTCCAGCATGGCAACGAAATCCGGAACAATGCCCTTGGACAGAAGAAATTTGTCAGCGCCCTGCACCGTCATGATTACGCCGCCCCGCGCCTTGCGGTCTCGGATGGCGCGAAGCTGGCCTCTCAGGCTCGGCCCGTTGCCAACGATAATCATGGTCTTGTCGTGCTCGGGAAATTCACAGAACGGGTGCAGCCCCCTCGCCATGGACGCGGCCATCCGCTCTTTCGCCAAGTCCAGCGAATAGTGGCACGGCATGTTCATGTGAGGCATGAGTTGCATTTGTCACCAAGTGAGATGGGGAGGCCGAAGCCTCCCCAGCCCATTAGAAGGTAGTGGACTTCGGCCAAGTCGCGATGATTTCCGCGTTGGTCGCCGCCGTGATGGTCGAGGTCGAAACCACGCCATCGATCTTGGTCTGCGAGGTCGAAGCGTCGTCCAGAACACCAGCGGTGCCGGTGGTGTACAGGGCAACGTCGGCAGCGCAGTTGATCGCCAGACGAGTACGGATGTTGCTGCCCTTGGTGGCAACCCAGCCATAATCGTTGTCGGCGAACGCCACCTGAGCGAAACCGATGATCCAACCATCATCGGCCATCGCCTTAGTCAGGGCTGCGGCCTGATAGTCCTCATCGATGCCAACCGCATCGTACTGAGTGATGGCGCCGTTGGCCTGGACGTAAGTCCATTCGGTGCCATCGGTGCCGTTGGTCTTGGTGCCGAGAGCGTGTTCGGCAGTGGTCACGGTGCTGGCGAGGCGAACACCAATGACGTTGGAGGTAGAAAAAGCCATATCCGTATCTCCTTGGTCTTGGTTACGCCTTCAGGACGCCCTGGAACTTGCAGCCCGAGGCGGTCATGTTGCCGGCCCAGCCGATCAGCTTCACCATGGCATCCTGGTTGATGCTGTACCGATCATCACCAATCGGGGTCATGTTCCGGTCGCGATGCGGGCGGAGGAACAGATATTTGGTGTTGAGCATGTACATGTGGTTGCTGGGGCAGGCGCCACCGATGCCGCCATCCATCACCACGTCGGCATTCATGTACTTGAGGTTCATGAAGCCGGCCGAAGCCATCTTTTCGTTGGTGATGCGCTGGATGGCCTGGAGGCTCTCCAGATACAGGCGCCAGTAGTTGTTGTCCGCGACGATCAGGTCCGGAGCGTCACGGCCACGAACCAGCTGGACATAAAGCTGGTTCATGAACGACTGGATGTTGGTCGCGCTGGCCGCGCTGCCGCCGTCCGTGCTGGCATCAAAGCTGATGTTCTTCCAGAACGCCCACGAGGCGCGGTCAATGCCGCCCACGGTGCCGCTGGTCGGGGTATCAGCCACCAGAAGCTGGAGGCCGCCGATCTGCTTGCCGCCGTTGGCGGTGCCGTCCGAATACACGTCGGAGGCCAGGCCGTTAACCATCGAGTCTTCGGCGTTGGAAATTCGGGCTTCCAACAGGTCGATAACCTGTTCGCTTCCGCTGTTCTGCAGCCCTTCCAGGCCCGAGATGGACACCGAAACAGCGACCTGTTTGATGTCGAATTCGGCGCTGGTGAACACGTCCTGGGGCGACACGTCCAGCACGTCATAGCCGCTGTAACGGGTGTAGGTGCTGTTTTCGGCATAGGACAGTTCCTGCAGGATGGTGCGACCACCGGAGAACGGCTTGACGTTGCCGCGTTCCTTCAGGCGCATCAGCAGGGCATTGTTTTCGGTCACGTTGTCGGCGAGGGCACCAGTGCGATTCCGCAGCGTGGTGGTGATGATTTCCGAAAGATTGGGCGAGGACATCGGCCCGGTTCCTTTCTATCAGGCGCGACCGGCGGCAAGCTGCCGCTCAAGTTCAGCGCGAAGGGTGGGGGCGGGCGCCTGCTTGCTGCTGCCAGCATTTCCTGGAGCGCCCGTGACGGATACCGCCGCGCTTTTCGCCTTCGCCACCTGTGCAGCCTGTGCAGCCTTCCGTTCCGCCTCGGCCTTCGCCTGCGTTTCCGCCTGGACGATGGCTCGGGTTGTCGGGTTCATCCAAACGGCCCGGTCATAGGCTTCTTGCAGGGTGGTTGCCCTGCCAGAATCCAGGAGCGCGGCCATATCCTCGCGCACCGCGTCAAAGTGCGGCGCCGACGACTTGAACGACTCGATTTCGGAGACGAACTGCTGTTGCTTCTGCTGCTGCTCGGCCTGGCGCTGTTGGGCAAGGGTGGCCTTGACCTGTTCCAGTTCCTGCATCACGCGATGGACAGCAGGATCGGGGCCGGCTTGGGGTGTCTGCGAGATATGCGCGACATGACCTATGTCAATCCCGTACTGCCGCGCCACTTGTGCCAGCGCGGTAGCCTTCTGCTCGGGCGAGCCAGTGCGGAGAACCGCCGCCGTCTGCATGAGAGACGCAACGGCACGGTCGGGAGTGGTCCCTTCCTGGCGTAGCAACTGCTCATACGGGGCAATTTGCTTCCACATGACCTCGGCAAAGGCTGCCTTGGATTCATAGGCCTGCTTGAGTTTGGCAACGCCGGCCTGCTGTTCCGCGTCCCGCTTGGCGATGTATTCGCGCAAGGCCGGGTCGGCTTTGGTAAACAGGTCGCGTGCCGCCGCGTTCCAGCTTGTCGGAGCCTCAATGGCTGCCGCAGGCTGTTGCGCGGGTTCCGCCGGCTTGTCTTCCGGCGGGGAAACTTGGGGGGAGGCCGCAGCCTGCTCGACCTCTACGGTCGGGGAGGGGCTGCCCGCTTCGGGAGCGGCTGCGGTTTCGGTCTTCCTCGCGAAGCGGCCCGATTCATCACGGGCGCGGCTCTCGGATTCGGACGGGGTATCAGAGGCCGAAACCTCCGACACCGCCGCCTCGATAGTCTCACGCAAGGAGGGCGTGGATTCGGACTGGTCAACCGGGTTGCCGGTGTCGTCCATGGGGACACTCCATCATGGGATGCGGCGATTCACATCGCGGCTGCTGTTGTTATACTATAACATTTCGATTTTACAAAGCACCCATCGCCCGCTTGATCGCTTCTACCCTATCGCCTCTGTTCAATGACTTCCGAGGCGCCGACGGCGGTGCCTGATCGCCAATCTCGACGCAGCCATGGGCGCGGGTCCACTTGCGGAATTCGCTCTTGCTGTCGGTGCGGCGACCTTCCGCCGGGTGAAGCAGGCCGTTGACGTTGCCAGAGCCGCCGACGTAATCGGAAATCACCATCGGGCCGGCGGGCGCGGCGTGGCGCTCGTCAAATGAGCGGTTGAATTCCTCGACCGTTTTCCGAAATTCGGATTCGGGGACGCGACGGTGATTGAGGAAGTCCCAGACAAGCCGTTCGCTCACTGCACACCTCCGATGGGCTGCCCCATCATCATCTGCTGTTCCATCAACGCCTGCTGTTGCGCGAATTCCTGCTGTTTCATCACGGCTTCAATCCCGGTCTGTTGAAGCTGCAATTGCGCATCCTGCATGTCGGCCTGGGCACGCACCTTCTCGGCATCCGCCTTGACAACCTCGGTCGGGTCGGGCTGCGGCGGAGGCTTCGGCGCCATGGCCGATTGCTGTATTTGCTCGAACGTCTGCTCAATGGTGTTTTCCAGTTCCTCGCCCGCCTTGAAGCCGCGCACCGCGAACTTGAGCAAGTCGCCGGCCAGGGTGGACAACTGCGGCGCCTGGGCCAGGATCGGCGCCCAATTGCCGACGAACTGGCTGACCGCCGTGACGAATTCCACCCGGCTTTGCTTGTCTGCCTGCTCATCGGCGGCGATGGTCGAATCCGCCTCGATGTCAATCCGCCAGTTGCGCGTGGAATCGTTCTTGAGCAGATCAAGCGCGGCCATCGCCAATTCCCCGTTGAACTGCTCCACCGGCTGGCCCGTCATCGGGTCCATGGCCTGCATCTTCAGTTCCGGGATGCTCTCAGCATTGCTGATTTTCAGGATTGTCTCGGGCGAAAACAGTTCAGAGATGATTTCAGCCTTGATGCGGATCACATCACGGGCGAACCGAGCCACTTCCTGTTGACGGTCGCGCACGCGCACGCTGCCCCACTGGGCTTTGATGCTCTGAGCCGTCGCAGTCTCGTTGGCATCGCTGGAGCCGCGCAGGATGTCCGACAGCCCGGTGACTTCGTAAAGGTCCTGTTTCGCCCGCTCGCGCGCCTCGTAAAGCTGAATGGCGGTCTGAGCAATGTCCTTGAGCGGAATCCAGGAAATGGCGTTCTGAATGCCGCCCTTGTCGGCGAACATCGCCCAATTCTCAACCGGGATCAGGTCGCCCTCGTCACCGTCCTGGAACAGCCGCTTGATTTCCGAAATCTCGCCGGCATACAGCCCGCGCACCTTAAGCGACTTCACAAGGTGGTTGATGCGCTGCGTCAGATTGTCGATTTCCTCGGCCTGATCCTGGTACTGGGCATAATCCGGCACAGGCGTCATGGTGCCGCTGGTCATGGTGGCGAACAGCGGGCGCGGGCACGGGAAGAAGTTCTGAAGCTTCAGAGGGTCTTCGCGAACGTCAAGCGGCTTCTCGGGGTATTGGGCATGAATCCAATAGACCTTCTCGCTGCTCTTGTCCCAAATCTCGTAAACCGTGGCCTTCTTGAACATCTCCGCTTGCGGGCTGTCCTCGGCCATGCCCTTGGGCTTGGCGTCCAGCGGGATATGGTCGGCACAGTCGGGGAACCGCTCGCGCAACTCGTCGCGGGTCAGGTACGCCTTGCGCCAGACGGCATAGACTTCCTCCCATGTGCGGGCGCCGCTGTTATGGCCGAAGTCGGACCAATAGACGTAATCGTCAACGACTTCCTCATATTCAAGCTCTTCGACCATCTCGACGGCTTCGGGCTGCTCGGCCCCATCCGCGCCGTTGTCGTCCTGGTAGTCGCCGATCTGGTAGCCTTCCTCGGCAATGTCCTCGGTCGGTGCTGCTTCGACCATCCGCATGTGCGGGACATAGCGCTGCCAGGACACGCCGATGCCGCACAACAGCAGGTCGTCTCGGCATGACCGCATGACCGAATCGAAGCGCGACACGTCGGACGACAGGAAGTAATCAACAGACCGCTCAAGGATGATCGAGGCCACGCGCCCAACCGGGTCTTGATCGCGGAACCGCCGTTTCACCGATGCCTTGGGCGTCTTGGCATAGACGGTCGGCTTGAGTGTCTCAACGTTTGACCACAGCAGATTCAGCCGCCGCTGTTCGGCCTGATTGGTGTCCCGCTCGTCCCGATACCGGCGGATGATCTTCTTGCACCGGGTGTTGAACGTCTCCCGGTCCTTTTCGAACATCTGGATTTCGGTAATCCAGCGGCGGGCGACTGCGCTTTCGTCGTCGCCAAGATCGGCGGCAGTCTCAATCGGTCCTTCGGCCATTTAGCGAATCTCCCGCCAGTTCATAATGGCCCGCGTGGCCGATGTGCCGCCAATGCCGGTAACAATGAGCGAAAGCGTCCCGAGCGAGCGGACTGCGCCGGCTGCGTTCAACGTGATCGGATAGCGAAGGTCAACCCGGCTCGATACATTCGTGCGGCTCTGGTTCGTCGCGGTGACGTACCCGGCGGCGACAACGATTGCCGGGGCGCCGCTGATTGTGCCGGCGGTGTTGTATTCGAAGCCGCTATAGGTCGCATTCACGTCATTGAACGTCGTGGTGCCGCTGATCGCTTGGCCGATTACCAATTCCCACTTGACCGGGTTTGCCCCAGTCACCGTGACTTCGATGTTCTCAAGCACGAATTTCGAGCGGTTGGCGATGCTGTTAAACGTCGTCTTGGGCCGAACGGAAAGGATGTGCGTCTGAGCGCCGCTGGCGGCAGTGACGGTGCCCTCTTGTGAAAACTGGAACCCAGCAATGTCCTTTTGCCCGCCCTCGGAGATCACGGTGCAGCAGTTGAACCGCATGGTGGTCGAGACAGTGCCGGTGCAAGTCATTCCGACGCGAACGGGGAGGTTGGCTGTCTGAATGTACGGGCTGGTTTCGCTGTTGGCGTTGTCGTCCTCGTGGAACTGCACAAGACACCCGTCGATATCCAGATACGCCCGGACGCGCCCGACGTAAAGCGCCTGGAGGTCAACGCCGAGGATTTGCTGCTTGCTCCAGTCAACCGTGACCGCGCTGCGGCCCTCGCCGTTAAGCGGGTCGTCCCAATCGGCCTGATTGACATACTGATTGCCGTGGCCGGTGCCCGACAGGATTGCCAGCCGCATCGTCGTGCCGTTGTACTGAAGTTCAACGCCGTTGGTGCCGTCCGAGTAGCCGGCGAACTTCAAGCAGTTGGCAACGCCGGCCACGAAGTTGAACGTGACGAACACCAGTTGCGAGCGGCCCGGCTGATAGCGGAAATGCTCGAACGTCTGCATAATCGCGCTGCCGCCGGTCGGCGTGCTGGCGAAGGTAAGCAGCGCATTTCGGTCGGTGGCGTCGTGGGCGATGGTCGCGCCAGACTGAGCCGTGATCTGTTCGAACAGCAGCGGCTGGAGATTGTAGGTTAGCTGTGAATCGAACACGTATTCCGGCGAGCTAACGCGATGGCGCCCGAAGGCGTCGGACGACGGATCGCCGTTGACGCCTAGGTAACGCTCTGCGGCCTCGGCCACGACCTCGTTGAAGCTGGACAATCAGCCGCACTCCATCACGGGAAGCGCCGTCATCACGACGGGGCACGCGAATGTTATAACATAACACTTCGAAGGTCAAATGCGCCCTGACTTTCCGCCGCTGTCCCATTTCAAATCACTGAACCGCACAGTTGACTTGCCGCCTACGGTCAGCACACGGCCCGGTTCCTTCGCCACCTCTGCCGCCGGCTCCTTGACTACCCAGGCGAGATAGCGCAGCACGTCGGCATTGTGGTTCGTCCAGTCGCGGCGGGGAGCGTCACGGAAGCATTTGCGCTCGGTGTCCCACTCGCGCTGAAACTGGCTGATCGCGTTGATGAACTTACAGCACCGCTCCGCGTCCACCCACAGCTTCGGGAACATACCGCGCACGGCCATGATGCCTTGCTGTTCCGTGTTTTTGTTCGGCAACACGGCAATCGTCTTCATCGGCACGCCCTCGGCCACCAGAAGCTCAAGGGCACTCTTGCCGCCGCTGATTAGGGTTCGCGCCTGGGCATCATGCGGCAGCCAGTGTCGGCCGTACTGATAGCCCTTCTCACGTAGGATTCCGGCATAATGGGCCAAATCCTGACCGTTGGCCTCGTAATGGTCGATCACCCTCACTTCGCCGCGCAGCACCTGATAGAACAGGATCACGGTATCGTCAGACCATCCCAAATCCCACACTGTGTGGACGGGCAACAAAGGGTCATAATCCACGCGACCGATCCGGCAGGCATCACGCGCCCGGTTGACCTCCCCGCCATAGATGGCGCCAAGAATGGCAGCCTCGAAGCTGCACAGGTACTCCTGCTCGAACAGAGCGATGCCGTGGTCCTCGCCATACGTCGTGATGTATTCGCGCCGTGCCGCGTCGATTTCACCCGGAGCAAGCGCCTCGGTGTCATGGATGTTCAGCCGCTGAACAAGCCAATCAGGATCACCCTGAAAACCCTCATACATTCGATGGCAATGGTTCTTCCCTCGCGGCGTGGTGATAAACGCTGCCCACCCGCCATTCTCTCTGAGGATCGGCGACAGGTAGCCCCAGGCTGATGGATTCGCCAGTGCCCATTCCGACGCGGTGACGCCGACCGGCGGCGACCCAACGAGGCTGTTGTAATTGTCGCTGCCGACAAGCTGCCAAATCGAGCCGTTGACGAATTCGATCAGCATTTGACTGTCGTTCGTGCGTCTGCGCATGGCGGGCGGGAATGCCTCGTCAATGCGTCGGACGCCCGTGTGCGGGTTGACAGCGTTCCATACGCTCTTCCTGGCTTGCTCGTATTCTGGCAGCATGTGCCAATAGTTCCCAGGCCGTTGTATGCCCATGGCGGCGGCTAGGTGCAGGCAGACATCATCCTTTCCGGCGCGACGGTGCCAAACCAAAAGCGCCCGCTTCTTGCGGCCGCTCCATAGTTCGTACCACGCTTTGCGCTGGTAAGGGCGGGGCGCCCAATTATTCGGTAGCGTCAGGGTCGCCAAAGTTCACAACCTTGATGACCATATCGCCGCCGTCCTTCCCCGTATGCTCAAGCACCGAAGTTTCCCGCCACCGCGCCCGCGTCTTGAGCCAGAAGATAGCGGCGGTCACGCTTTCGCGCCCATCGCCTGTCGCCTTGCGAAACAGGTTCTCGGCCACTCTGGCGCATGCCTCGGCATTGGCCCTGTCCAGTTCCTCGCGGTAATGCTCGCGCAGCGTGGTGTCGTGAATGCCGATGACCTTGGCGATATCATCCTGCGGGATGCCGTATGCGCTCATGGCCTTGACGGTCTTGCGCTGCTGCTCGGTCGGCTTATGCGGCGGCATTGGCATTGGTCTTGTCCTCCGCTACCTGGGCGAACGTCGCGCCGGTTGCTTCCAGGGTTGCCTCCTTGCCGGTGAACTCCTGCCACCGCTTGACGGCAACATCCACATAGGCCGGGTTTAGCTCGATGGCGTAGATGTGCCGCCCGGTCATTTCACCGGCAATGATGGTCGTACCGGAACCGCTGAACGGCTCGTAGACGGCTTGGCCTGGGCTGCTGTTGTTCTCGATGGGGCGCTTCATGCACTCGACTGGCTTTTGGGTGCTGTGGCCGGTCTCGGACTTCTGTGGCTTGGGGATTTGCCAAAGGGTTGTCTGCTTTCGGTCGCCGCAGTAGTGGCCTGTCTTCTTATTCCTTACGGCATACCAGCACGGCTCGTGGTGCCAATGATAGTCACCGCGTGACATGACCATTTGAGACTTGGCCCAGATAATCTGTGACCGCAGCGTGAAGTCGCAGGCGGTCAAGGAGTCCGCAACGACGCCAGCGAACAACCCGGCATGCCAAACATAGGCCACGTCTCCGGGGAACAACGCCCAGGCTTCGCGCCAGTCGGCGCGGTCGTCGTTCAGAACCTTTCCGCTTGCCGCCCCTGGTCCGTTTATACCTGCAGTCTCCCGCCAAGCCGCATCATACTCGACCCCATAAGGCGGGTCCGTGACCATCAAATGCGGCTTGACCTTGCCCAGAAGCTTCTCGACCGTATGCGCGTCGGTTGACGATCCGCAGATGATGCGGTGATTGCCGAGAATCCACACATCGCCCTCGACGCTCACCGGGTCGGCGGGCGGCTCTGGCGCGTCGTCAGGATCGGTCAGCCCTTCCGTTTGCTCGGCCAGCAAGTCGGCAAGCTCATCGCCGCCAAAGCCGGTAAGGCCAACGTCAAATCCAAGCTCGCCCAAATCGGCAAGCTCGACCTTGAGGGCGTCCAAGTCCCACCCGGCATTCAGCGCCAGCTTGTTGTCCGCGATGACGTAGGCTTTCTTCTGTGCCTCGGTCCATCCCGTCGCCGTCATGGCAGGGACTTCCGTCAACCCGAGTTTACGCGCCGCCATGATGCGGCCATGACCTGCGATCAGTTGCCCCGTCTCATCCACCAGAACCGGGATAGTCCAGCCCCACTCGTTGATGGAAGCGGCGATCTGCGCCACCTGCTCGTCGCTATGGATGCGTGAATTGCGGGCATATGGGACGAGCCGAGAGACCGGCATCAGTTCCACTTTGGCGGCTGGCCAATGCTTTATAGGGGCGGTTTTCATAGAGCCAGTTTACTCCATGCCATACGATTGTGCAACTCGACCGAATCGGATATAATCCGCCAAGGATAACCCAGGAGTGTCCGAGATGCAATTGGTTGATTGGCGACGGATTAAGAACAAGACCCAGGCCGACGTTGCGAAGGCACTGGGGGTGATCGTTGTGACGGTCAGTCGCTGGGAGCGGTTCGAGCGGACGCCGACCTCCAAACTCCAGATCGAGATATTCAAGCTGACCAATGGCCGCGTCACGCCGAACGATTGGATGCGGATATGATGGTGGGGAGTTACCCCCACCCTATTTCACAATGGGAGGTGGAGATTGTTTGCGATTAAAATTTCCTCCAGCCTTGCGTAAAGCTTTGGCCTATTGTTCATCATGGTGATGATGTCCTTCGACTCGGCCAAACGTTCTCCATCCCACGCGGTCCAGTAATTTGCCTTGTGTTCGATCACGCCATCGAACGCGACTTTAACAGCGAGCCACCTTCCTTTTTTGGGCCCGATGGATATCACCCACTTGTCTGTCTGAAACATCGCCTCCCATCCATCTCCATCGAGGATGGCACCGGCGTATTTTTTCGGCTTTAGTCTCATCGTTACCCCCTAAGCCTCTATAAAGAGTATAGACAAGTTTCACAAAAAAAGGCAGCCAGGGCATTACCCTAAAACCGCCGATCTAGCCTTTGACCCTAGGTGTGTACACCACCAAGTCACTACGTTGGTGGGTATAGCACACGTCCAGGGTCAAAGTCAAGCTTTTGATCCTTTGACCCTAAATTACCCTAGGGTCAAAAAAAGGGTCATTTAGGGTCAAGATGTTTCACGGCGCTGGAGTAGAGCAAAGGATGCAACCTTATCCATCAAAATCCACCCTTTGTTGTCGTATGTTTCGATCACTCCGGCGGTGATAAGTGCGCCTATTAGTTTGTCTTGATAGGATGGGTTTATCATGTTTCGGATGGTGCGTTCGGCGTGCCCGTCCATCTCCAATTTCGCCTTCAGGGCATCGCGGGAGACATAAACCAGACCATCTCGATCTTCCGCGCCGCATGCCCACCACGCCGTCTCAAACGCCTTTTGGTGCTTCTTTATGGGGCTATCTTTCTCGGCTTTGGCGGCCCTCTCAACGTCATCCGGCACGGCGACACAGGTGGTAGCGACCCTCCCAAACTTGGTGGTTCCTATCTCGATGATGTCGAGTTTAAAGAGGATATCGTCTCCCTTGCCGGGCAGTTCTCGCTGCTTGGTGATGGTTGCCCGGCGCCCATCCTGATCGGAAACCACCTCAATCTCGGTATCAATGTGGGCGCGGATTCCGCTCCATCCCCGCGACCCGGCTGCGGCGTTTTTGCCATTGTGGTGAATAATCACCATCGCGGCTTGCGTTTCCTTGGCAACGGCGTCGAAGCGTGCCATGACCGGCCCCATGTCGCTTCCGCGATTTTCGTCTGCACCGGCTGACATGCGGGCCAGGGTATCGCCGACGATCATGCGGACGGGTGCGCCGGTCTGATCCTCAACCACGCGGACCAGTTCGATAACATCTTGGGCATCGCCGTCGCCCTCATAGAAGTTGATCGGAACCTGGACGATAACGAGGTATTCCATGCCCCATCCGGTATGGCGCTTGATGGCCTGGACGCGGGTTCGGACGCTGCTGGGGCTTTCGGTGGCAAGGTAGATCACGAGGCCCTTGTCTGTCTGTCTCCCGAACCATTCGGCGCCCTCGGCCACGGCTGCGGCTAGGGAGAGCGCCAGGAAGGTCTTTCCGCTGTTGCTGTCGCCATAGATAACCGTCTGGCTGCCAATGACGATCAGGCCCTCGACCAGTTCATTGGGAACGGCGAAGTCGGTGCCAAGCTGATTGCCGAACACCGCATCCAGCTTGGTGATGATGTCCGACCCGGTGACCGGCGGATGAAGCAGCCCCTTTAAATCCTTGCCAGCTTTTCGGAAGTCGTTGGCATCGCCCTCGATGGGCGGGATGACGATCCTGGCGCCGTATTTGGCGGCGGCTTGTTCGGCGTACCGCTGCCCGACACCGGAGGCGTCATTGTCGGCGACGATGATAATGGGCTTGGTCTTGCCGTGGATTTCGCGCATGGCCGCCAGGGCCGGGACGAGGTTACTGGCCGAATAGGCGACAATGCAGAGGTTGCCGGTTTCTTCATGGATGGTCGCCGCAGTGGCAAAGCCCTCGGCGATATAGATCGTGCTGTCGTCGGTGCCGATGCTCCAGAACTTTCCGCCGGTCGCCCCGCCGGGGTGATATTTCTTGTCGCCGTCGTCGCTGATGTATTGAAGGCTGCTGATGGTGCCGTCGGGGCTGTAGAGCGGGAGCATGAGGCGCCCGTCTCCGGTCACCCTGGCGCAGTGAACGCCGATCCCCTTGCGGGCGAGGTAGGGATGGTCGGGCGAAGCCGCCATGCCGTCCGACCATATCTTGTCAACCACGGTTGACGCGGTTTCGCGTGTTCGCTCAAGCTCTGCATCACGGGTGGCCTTGGCCTCGGCCATGCGGCGGGTGAATGCCATCTCCTCCGCTGGGGTAAAGCTCCGCTCCATGGTGGCACGCCACGTCTTCTCAACGCCAGCCCGCCAATCGCCGAATCGCCCAGCGGGGATACCGTCTCCGAAAGCGACATACCATGCCGATAGGTCTTTTCGCTTGCCGGTGTTGAAGCGGTGCAGTTTGCCGTCGAGATGGATGCTTGCCGGCGGGTCCAGACCTTCGCGGCGCATGGCGTCCTGAAGCTGGACCTCGGGCGGCTCGACGAACGGCTTATCGGTGGGCGGGACGTAGACAAACTCCCCGCCGAATATGCTGGTGATATCAGCCATGGTTGATCCTCGTGAACAAGCGCCGGACAGCATAGCCTCTCACGATGCTGACGACGGTGTAAATGGCGGTGACGGCGATGTTGTCGCCGATGGTCAAGTTCCAGCCGAAAGCGGGGAATACCACGGCGCCAACCGCCAGAGAGACGCCAAAGCCAATGAATGTACTGGTAATGGCCTCGATGGCCGACATGCGTTTGGATTGCATTTCATACCCTCCCAAAGCCCGATAGAATGGGAGGGCGAAAATAATTTGACAAGATAAAAAAATCCGTTGCGGATTATTTTCAACCCTTTTATGGTTTCAACATAGCCCGACCGGAATTGGCCGAATGGGCTTTCGGAGTGCCATAGATGGCAATCAATCTCAAGCGCACGGGTGGTGCTGCCACCTTCATTAACATGCTCGTTTACGGGCAGGCTGGAGCGGGCAAGACAAGCCTGATCAAGACCCTTCCCAACCCCATTATCCTCTCAGCCGAAAGCGGACTTCTGTCCATCGCGGACGCCGGTCTGCAATATATCGAGATTGACTCGATTGACACGCTGCGAGAAGCCTATCTCTGGCTGACCCAGTCTGATGAGGCCAAGGGCTTCGAAAGCGTGGCCCTGGACAGCATCAGCGAAATCGGGGAAGTCTGCCTTGCTTCGGCCAAGAAGACCGCCAAAGACCCCCGCCAAGCGTATGGTGAGCTGGCCGAGACGATGGGCGAAATCATCCGCTCGTTCCGTGATCTTCCCAACCGCCACGTCTACTTTTCGGCCAAGGTCGAGAAGACCCAGGACGACATGGGACGGGTGCTTTACGCGCCGTCCATGCCTGGGTCAAAGGTCGGGCAGAGCCTGCCCTACTTCTTTGACGAAGTCCTGGCTCTCCGCATCGAGCGGGACGCCGATGGCATCGTCCAGAGGGCGCTCATGTGCGAGTCTGACGGCCTCTGGCAGGCCAAAGACCGATCCGGCAAGCTGTCCACATGGGAAGCCCCCAACCTTGGCGAAATCATCGCCAAAGTGCGGGGGGCGTAGTCATGGCGGTTAGCCTCTATCAAGACTGGATCAACGCCAAGGAGGCGGAACGCGCCCTCACCGAGCGCCGCCGCGCTATCGAAGACGAAATGACAAAGCATCTCGAAACCGATTCCGAGGGCGTCGTGACCTTCACTCATGAAGGCTACAAGATCAAGGTGACGATCCGCATGGATCGGAAGGTCAATGGCGACTTGGCAAAGGAAATCGCCTCCGCCAATGGCCTCGATAGCTATCTCTCGACGCTGTTCCGGTGGAAACCTGAACTGAACTTGACCGCCTGGAAGGGCACCACGTCAAACATCACTGGCATTTTTGCCGACGCCATCACCACGAAGCCTGGACGACCCAGCTTCGAAATCACAAAGGAGGTCTAACCATGGCTTTTCTCGGACAGGAATTTAACCGCGATGAACTCCCGGCCGCCGGAAGCGGTGACTTCGAGCCCATCCCCGAGGGCTGGTATAACGCCACAATCGTGAAGGCCGAGGTCAAGCCGACCAAGTCCGGCACCGGGTCTTACATCGGGCTCCGCCTGGACATTACCGGCCCGACGTATCAGGGCCGGGTGATCTTCTGCAACCTCAACATCAACAACCCCAACCCAAAGGCCGAGGAGATCAGCCGCCAGCAGTTGAACCAAATCATGGGCGCGCTTGGCCTGCCGACCGTCAAGGATTCGGATCAATTGGTGGGTGGCGCAGTTGCCGTTAAGGTCAAAATCAAGGTCGAAGGCGAAGACAAGAAGAACGACGTGGCCGGGTTCCGCGCCATCGCCGGGTCGTCGGTTCCGTCATCCATCCCGAAGACTGCGGCCTCCGAACCGGCGACCAAGTCTGCCGCCCCGCCGTGGGCCAAGAAGTAACACGTTACCAAAAGACGGCGTGGCTTCGGTCACGCCGTTACCGGAGGAAGCATGACCACCATCCCCGACCCTCAAAACTCCATCTCCGCCATGATCGACGCATCCCATGAAGCGGTGTCGGACAAGCCTCGCATCCACATGGGCGCCAGCATCCTAGGCCACCACTGTGACCGGTGGCTTTGGCTGTCTTTCCGATGGGCCGTGATTGAGAAATTCCCCGGCCGTATCCGACGGCTGTTCCGGCGCGGCCACCATGAAGAAAGCTGGATCGTGGCCGATCTGAAAATGATCGGCATCGAAATCGGCAGCACCGAAGGCGACCAAGCCTTCCTCAAGCTTGGCGGTCACATCGGCGGGTCGACGGACGGCATCATAGAGCGCGGTGTGCCGGAAGCTCCGAATAAGCGCCATGTGGCAGAATTTAAGACGCACTCCAAGAAGTCCTGGGAAGAAGTGGCGACAAAGGGCGTCCAGGCCAGCAAGCCTCTGCACTACACCCAGATGCAGATTTACATGCACGGAACCAAGATCGACCGGGCTCTCTATGTGGCCGTCTGCAAGGACGATGACCGCATTTATACCGAGCGCGTCCGTTATGACGCGACGCACGCCGAAAAGGCCATAGCCAGGGGGCACCGGATTACGACGGATGACCGCCTCCCTCCGCCATGCTCTACCGACCCGACGTGGTATCAATGCCGCTTTTGCGCAGGGCATGAATTCTGCCATAAGACGAACAGGACCAAAGAGGTCCACTGCCGGACCTGCGCCCTATCGACGGCAAAGCCGGACGGCACTTGGACGTGCGAACGCTGGAGCGGTGCCGTCATCCCCAATGAGACGCAGTATGAAGGATGCGACAGCCATGTCTTGCACCCCGATCTGGTGCCGTGGAAACTGATCCCCGGTGAGGCCGATAATGAGGCCATTTACGAAATCGACGGAAAGCCGGTTCGCAATGGCGAGGGTGACGCTTTCGTGTTTTCGTCTAAAGAAATCCTGGCGAATCCGAGCGCATGTGCTGCCGCCGATCATCTGGTGATGGAAGTTCGGGGCAAGCTTGGAGGGAGGATTCAGGGATGATCCTCCGCGAATACCAACAGCGCACCATCGACCAGCTTTATGACTGGTTCCAAGGCGGAAAAGAAGGCCACCCTTGCTTGGTGCTCCCGACCGGGTCGGGAAAATCAGTCATCATTGCCGCCCTGTGCCGAGACGCGCTTCAAAACTGGCCCGAGACGCGGGTGTTGATGCTGACCCACGTTAAGGAATTGATCGAGCAAAATTACTCCAAGATACGAGCTGTCTGGCCTAATGCCCCGGTCGGCATTTACTCTGCAAGCATTGGCCGGAAGGACTTAGGAGAGCCTATTACTTTCGCTGGCATTCAGTCTATTAGGACGAAATCCGCGAAGATTGGCCACGTCGACTTGATTATTGTGGACGAGTGCCATACCATTTCCCACAAGGACGAAGGCGGGTATCGGTCGCTGATAGGAGAATTGACCAAAATCAATCCTTATCTTCGGGTCATTGGCCTTACCGCGACGCCCTGGCGGCTTGGTCACGGACGCATCTGTGACGGCGATGCGCTGTTCTCCGACCTGATCGAGCCGGTCAGCATCGAGGAGCTTCTATATCTTAAGCACCTCGCGCCGCTTCACTCCAAGCGCACGGATTTCCGGCTTTCTACCGATGGCGTCCACAAGCGCGGCGGCGAATTCATAGAAAGCGAGCTCCAAGCCGCCGTTGATACGGCCCTTGGCAATGCCGAGGCGGTGGAGGAGATTATTGCAAGGGCTGGGGAGCGCAAGGCATGGCTTGTTTTCTGCACTGGTGTAGCACATGCCCGACACATCAAAGATGCCCTCTTGGAGCGCGGAATCGCGGCTGAGTGCGTTACCGGCGACACGCCCAAGAGCGAGCGGGCCAGGATGCTGGAGGACTTCAAGGCTGGTCGCATTCGGGCGATGACAAACGCCAACGTCTTGACGACCGGCTTTGACTATCCCGACATTGACCTGATCGCCATGCTTCGTCCGACCATGAGCCCTAGCCTTTACGTGCAGATGGCCGGTCGCGGGCTCCGCCCCAAGAGCCACACCGATCATTGCTTGGTGTTGGACTTCGCCGGGAACGTGGAAACTCACGGGCCTATCACCAATGTCCGCGAGCCGGCCAAGAAAGGCGAAGCCCAGGGCGAAGCTCCAGTTAAAGTCTGCCCGGAATGCCAGGAGCTTGTGGCGATTGCCGTTCGGCTTTGTCCGACCTGTGGATATGAATTCCCGCCGCCAGCGGCCAAGGTCTATGCCCTATCGAATGCCGACATCATGAGGGATGAACCGGACAAAAGCATGGCGGTGACGAGCTGGAAATTCCAGCCTCACACGTCCTATTCAAGCGGAAAGGATATGATCAGGATCACCTATTATGGCGACCTGTCCGACAAGCCGATCCACGAATATCTGACGGTTTTCCACGAAGGCTATGCCGGGGAAAAGGCCGCTCGCACCCTGGCGAAGATATGCCAAAGCGCAGGGATTGATGCCAATTCCGACGACTGGAGGGCATGGTGCGATTATGCCACGACGCATGGAGCGCCTCCGGAATCAATCGACTACACCATGGATGGGAAATATTCCCGCATCACACGGAGGAACTGGCAATGAAAAAGCCGAAAGTCTTGATTGACTGGGAGGCCGCAGGCCCTCCAATGGTCTGCTACAATTGCGAATTCAACACCGGAAGCGAATGTGCGAAATTCAACGCAATTCCGCCGGAAGATTTCCAACAGACACCGGGAGCGTGTGACCAATGGGACCAACAGATTCCTTTCTGAGTGAACACCAAGAACAGGCTCTTTTTGTGCAGTGGTTTCGCAGGGAATATCCTGGCGTCCGCATTCTTGCCATACCAAACGGCGGTGGGAGAAGCCGCAGCCAGGGCGCCAAGCTCAAGGCCGAAGGCGTCAGCGCTGGCGTGCCAGACCTCTTCATTCCACACGGGGAGATCTGGGTGGAGATGAAGAGGGCCAAGGGCGGTAGCGTTTCCGCCGTCCAAAGAGACTGGCACCGATACCTAGAATCCATCGACCACACGGTGATCGTCGGATATGGATTTGAGGATGCCAGGACTAAAATTCTCTCTTGCATCATGTTAGCCGTTGTGGCTTAATTCTCTTGCCGGACCGTTCCGGCGCGGCGCCCTCCCCGTCGCGGGGCTGGTCTCAGGATCAGCCCCAAAGGGGAGGCCAGAGGAGAAAGACAATGACCAATATAAAGAAGCGCAGGATTGTCACTTGGGGCGGATACGTCCTGGGTCATGCCACCACGGTTCGCGGCGCTTTGCGCCTTCTCCGCAAGATGAACGCTTCCATTGCCAGCGCCGGTATCAGCGGCGGGCATTGGGTTGCGATGTACTAGTGAAGGGCTGAGCCATGAGCCTTCTCCCCCTTTTCGCGGGCAT